TGCGTAAGGTGGGATACCTTGGAAGACGGCCTGAGTACGTTGAGATAGTGGATCAAAGAAGAAGTACTGATACCAGTCAGTTACTGTCTCTCCTGATAAACCCATACTTCCAGTCCAAATCACCTCTCCATCTAATCCATCTTGTAGTATCAAATCAACTTTAATAGCACTAGTACCAATCAATGCTACACTGTCAATAATACCAGTAGCTATTGTTACACTTAGGGTATTGGTAGCTGTAGTCAAAGTTGATGTTTGCTCGTCAAACATAGCCCACTTATTAGTAGGCGAATAGTCCAACCAGTTAACAATATCCAACTCCGGTACTGTAGAAGTTGTGCCTGCTACCAACCTCTCATATACTCTATTAGTTGTAGTACGAATAACTCTATTACCTACTGCATAACTCGTAGCAGCATTCCATGCAAGATACACTTCTTGAGCTGATGAACCAAGGACACTTCCGACCGATGTGTCAAACACATCAGCAGCACGAGTTACTGAACTACTGGTAGTTGGAATATAGCTAGTTGATTTACTACCGGACTCAAACTGAGCACCCCAAGCATATACACCATATCCAACAGTACCTAGATAACTTGCAGTTGAGACTGAAGTTCTTGTAGAGACTGCAGGATATCGAGTAGCTGTCGTAGCTGCAAGTATCGAAACGGTACAACGACACCAACCACCTGACAACACCTCTATCTCCGCTGTACTTACAAGATTCGACCCTGCATTTACTAGCTGAACCATCTCAAAACTTGTCAGATCAAAAAAAGCGTAAGCGCCATCGGCAAGACCTGCTGTACAAAGTGATACTAGAACTAAATTCCGCTCTGCTGCCAAAAAGTAGCATGAGAGACTGTATGTCTCCCCCGCTATAGTTGACTTGGTTTGATAGGCGTTATGAATGGAATTAGTATTCGTTTCATTCAGCTTATCGGCGGTTAATGTTCCATCTGGAGCTGTAGTTGCATCAGCTACAACAGATGCAACCTTTGTCCAAGCAGCATTATCAAAGGCTTGCGAGTAAAGCAGGGAGTTTGTAGCTTCTGCCTCACCAAGTACTCCTAGGTTTACACCAGTCAATGGATTGTACTTATATCTAAGTTCGTTGATTGCTGCAGTAGCTATAACCCCTGATGCATTGATATAAGTAGCAGTTGATGCACGCGAATGCGTTGCAAACCCCAGAGGGTTAGTAGGTTTGATTACTTTCATGTTGCTGGCACTGTTTGCATTGCCTCTCCATCTTGTGTTACACGTTGTAATAGTTTTGTACTCTTGCTCGTGTTAGCTGCAATAGCCCTCAGTGCTGCATTAACATCATCACGTAGTGACTTTAGGGCAGCTACTACTTCAGTATTACTGCTATCATTACTACTAGATGTATTACCAGCATCAGGGTTGTAAGCACGAGGCACAATTGCTTCACCTTCGTGAATCTGCGCAATCATATCTTTAGGTACATAGTTAGTACCTACGTCATAGCTTGGCAGTTTGATACCATATTTGCTTGCTACAGTAGCCGCTGTAGTTTCTAAACTACTTGCTGTCAAAGCCCTTACTCTTGCTAATTCTACGGAAGTACTAGCACTAGATTCAGCCAATGAAAGTAGTAGTTGACTAATCTCAGGTAACGCAGCCAAAGCTGTAGAGTCCCCCGCACGAGCTTGTGCAGTATTAACAGCGAAAGATGCCTGTGCAGCAGCATAGCTATTTGAACTACCCCCTGCAATCACACCACGAATACGCTTAGCTTCATCTAGCACCGATTGAGTCATGGTAGTTACGGCATCAGCTACACTAGCAAAAGCGGACTCCACACCAAGCAGAGCAGCATAAGTACTTTGCCCTGATGTAGTTGTCAAGTCAAGGCTTTCAATCAAATCTCTGAATGCAGATTTGCTAGTTGGCATTGTTATACCTAAATCATCAAATACTTTTGACAACCCTGCTGTACTGACTGTTAGACGTTCAGTTTCGGAATAGTAGTTTTGGTAATACGATGTTAAACTATTACTTAGGGCATCAACACCTCCAGTCAACTCCAAAATAGCCTGCATTGTGTCATAACTAGCATCAGCCAGTTTGTTAAACGGCAATGCAGCCAAAGCTGTATGCAGTGCAGTTAGACTTTTAGCATATGTCAATGCAGTATCAATAGCATCTTGCGTAGCCGTGCTTACACTGATATCATCAAACACTCCAGATAGATACTTAGGCAGTGTTGATCCTTTCAGGGCAGCAAGAACAGCACGAGATGCAGCTAATTGCACAGCATCATCTGATATTGATGTCCAACTCTGAGAGTAACCTGATCCCCCGGCACTACCAGTCAATGAGAAGTTAGGGTTAGCTCCATTCTTTCCAGTATTTGCTGCGTATGCGAATGTAGTTGCTGCTGTAGTGATACCAAGAGCCTTTGCTGTAGATATGTAAGTATCCTGCATTGATTGCACAATGCTATCAGCACCAGCAGTAGTACCAGCACGAGTATCATAGTAAGGGTTGTAGCTAGTACGATTTCCTGCTGCATCGTAACTTGATTCTGTACCACCTAAGCTACTGCTAGACACCTTCTTACTTCCGAACAAACTCTTAGCGATTACAGCACCAATAGCTGCAATACCTGCTAATCCCAATCCTGACATTGAAGCCAAGCTAGAACCTGCTAAAAAGCTACCACCACTACCTGCAGCTACGGAACTGCTGTATGCAAGGCCAGCACTTGCTGCACCTGACGCTGTAGCTCCACTGGCAGTCAACCCAGCCCACAAAGAAGAGACAGAACTCGTTAGTTTTGAGATTGTTGAGGGAAGATTTGATAAAGAGGCTAAGTTACTTACAGAAGACAGTCCACCAGAGCCACTTCCGGTAGTACTTGAACTACTCCCAAACAAAGACCCAACTACACTTCCGACTAAAGTATTAACCACAGCATCAACTACTATAGTTACTTTCTTTCGGAGGGTATTAACCAGCAATTCACGAAGTTTCTTAGAACCTTCTTTACCGCCATCAAAGAGAGCAGTTACGATAGATTCAGTGATACCATCTTTGATTGCACGAAACTCTTTGTCAAGGTCTTCTGCGTATTGAACAGCCACTTCACGATTGATTACTTTACGTTGTCCAGCGGCGTCTTTTTCTGCTTGAATCTGAGCGTCAATCAGGGATTGATATTCATTACTTGGAAGACCAGACTTTTTAGCTTTAGCAATCTTCTCTTCAATTTCTCGAAGTTCTTTTGCTAGCTTAACATCCACTTCACGGAGTTTATTAGAACGAGTGTACTCAATTGCTAAGATACGTTGTTCTTCTGTTGTTTGCCCAAGTAAAGAGATTCTATAATCCAAGGATTCATTTTCTTTAGTAACAGCAGCTTGAGTTGCAATGCTATCTTCACGGAATTTAGTAGCTGCTGTGTTTACAGCTTCTAGAGCTTTTTCATGTGCTTTCCATGCGGGTGTTCCCTTATAAATAGCAGCAGTCAATTGTTCAACTTGTTCAGCGGACCAACCAGCAACCTTAGCATACTCAGAAAGCTTTAGCATATCTGCGTAGTATTGCTTACCAAAGCCATCGGACTTACCGAGGAGTTTCAAGCGGAATTCTTCAGCATCAGCCAAATCTTTCTCTGCTTTTACTTGCTTTTCAGAAGCAATAGCACTTTCGTATTTAGCAGTAACATCTGATTTTTGGGTAGCATTAAGTTTACTAAAACGAGGATCAGATTTTATTTCTAGAAGTTTAAGTTCAGATTTAGTAAGACCTTGAGTTGCAGTATCAGCAGCGATTGTATTATTCGTTGCTTCACGCATTAGGGTTGCGTAGTAGTTTTCTGATGAGTCTTTCTTAGGCTTTGCATCCCCATAGATGATCTTCTTCCAACCAGCGAGAGCCTTATCAGCTTCAATCTGATTTACCGTACCAGCTAGTACAGCCTTTTGTACTTCTAGCTGTTTAGCTTTATATTTGTCTTCTTTGCTGATTGCACTTACAAGTGCTTGCTCATTCTCTTTACGCCATTTAGCATATTGAGAGTTTTGCTCTTTGTTTTGATTGAAGGATTTTTGCTCAACTGCACTGCGGTCTAAGATTGAGGCTACAAACTTCTTCTGGGCAGCGGCTGCTGATTCAGCATCAGCTTTCATTTGTTCTCCTATGGAGGCAGCACGAGCAAAACCACCAGGGCCACTCATTACAGCAGCTATCTGAGCAGCAACACCGCCAATTTCCTTGCCAACGCCTTTGATCGTAAACCACACTTCGGAGATGACTACAGCAACAGTTTCCCACACGGTACGCATTGCACCAACTGCAGCATTGGAGGTAGCAAGATCATAAATTTCTTGTTGTACAGCACCAATGGCAGTCTTAATGTCATGCCAAAGAACTTCAACAGGGGACCAGTTGTCCTTAATTTCAGACGCTACTTGTGAATGTGCAGAAGCCAGAGCAAGCGTAGCTACCCTGGCTGCCTCAGTCAGATTACCTTGTTGTTCAAGAGAAGATACATAAGCAAGGGTTTCTCTGTCTACAAGCCCTGTTTTCTGAGCAATTTCAATCAGTGCTTTTGAAGGCTCTTCTTGGAGTTTCGCATACTGCTTTGCAGTCTCTTCAATACTTACCCCTGCTGTTTTTTCAAGTTCAACAGCAGCCTTGGTGACAAGTTCAAGAGAAGATTTTCCAATGTTGCCAGCTTTGGCAATTTCGGTAAAGGCACTCATTGCTTTCAGAGTACCAATACCAAGAGAACTCATACCCTCTGCGGCTGCTACAGCTTGGTCACGGGTTATACCGAGAGCACCACCAGAGGTAGCAAGGGCTTTAGACAAATCAGATTCAGCTTGAATAATCTTTTTGTATTCAAGAGCAAGAAGGGCTACAACAAGAATAAGAGCAGCAATACCCCCAGCAGCAGTTGCAGCAGCAGCTTTACTAATCTTCTCCAAAGATGCAACGTATTTGAAATTCTCTTCACCACCAGACACAATTGCACGCTTGGCAATTTCCATTGCAGCAGAGATACCAGTAATGTTGCCTACAAAACGAGAAACAGCACTTCCTGCATCCATGAACAAGCCACCAACCAGGCCAGCTAATCCCTTTGCAACAGTAGCCATTGCTGGAACCATACTGTAGAAAGCCCTCTTGGTAGCTTCTGCAAACTTATCAGCTGCCACGCCAGAGAGTTGAAAAATATCTAAAATCTGACCAGACTGTTGCAGTAAAACAGTTAGCGGGTTTTGGCCTGAGTACAATGAGACACCAATATCGGTGAACTGTGCTGGCAGTGCACGAGCCAAGTGTTGTTCACTGCGTTTTGCCTCTTGTGCTTGAACCTGTGCGAGTTGTACTTTGTATGTGGAAAGCTTTTGAGTAACAACATCTTGAGCAAGGCCAGATTTTCTTAGGGCAGATTCATATCTTACGAGCGAGTCTGTACCTGCCTTATCCAAAGAGGAATTAGACATATTCAGTGCAGCCGCCATCTTTTGATCGGCCTGCGTTAAATAGTTAGTAGCGTTTACCGCATCCTTACGTCCCTTAATCACTGCACCTTCTGCGAAGATTGTCTTATTATAAGATGCAGCCAGACGTACATACTCTTCATTATGAGCACGAACTGCTGTGCGGATTTCAGAGAAAGACGCCCCCTCAACCTTCATCTTCTCAATAAGACGTTCCTTATCACGGGCCAGTTCCCGTGTTTGCTTTGCAGATAGGTTAGAGTCTGTAGCGTACTGACGAATAGACTCCTTAAGTTCAGTATACTGATTTTGAAGAGACTTAATTCCTGAAAGAGACTTATCAAACGGGTCTGAACCCATTAATTTTCTCTGAGTTTCCAGCACCTTGCCAAGTTCGTTGATATCAGCAGCCGCCAAGCCTGCAGCCTTGCCATAGGCTAAAATACTAGATTGACCTTTGGAAAAACCCTGAGTTTGGAATTCAAGAATGTCCTTTTGGCGTTCAAGAATAGTAGTACTTTTCTCAATCGCTGCTGCGGTGCTTTTTTGAGCTTTCTCTGTATTCTCAACAGCTTTTGCATTTACTTGTTGCGCCTTAGCATTACTGAGATTTGCAGCAGCATTGTCCTTAGCAGCTTTGGCTAAAGTTGCCTCAGTGCGTGCAGCATCTTTTGTGGCTTTATCAAGTTTACTAACATTAACAACTAACTCACCAATTGCTTTCCCTGCACGGTCAAGCTCGGAAGTGTCAACTTGGAACCGGAGTTGGCTGAGATCAAGACTCATAATTTTCTTTCTTATCTAAGCAATATGTCGATCTGTATAGTCAAATCCTTTTGCTTTTAATTCTTCGATTTTATTCTTACGATATTCACAAGCTAATTTGAAAGCTTCATCGTTGCCGTACTTTTCAATCATGAAACTTCTACCACGAGAACGCGCCGTACCATCTCTCCATGTTGCTGTCCAATACGTATGCCCATCCCTGTTTCTCTTAAAGTTGACCCCTGTCACGCCAGACTTATTGGATGCATGTTTCTTTGTGTTGCGAGAGTTAGTGGCTCTATCTACTTCTCGTAGATTTTCAATCTTATTATTCCAAGGATTTCCATCAATGTGGTCAATCACCTTATCCTCAGAAATGGGGAAGTGAAGTGCCCATACAATACGGTGTACGGCAACAGACTTAGCTATGCCCATTGGTTTAACCCTCCACCTGTGTGGTTGATTATTTCTAGACTCTCTGCCTCCTGCAATCTGCCCAATCTTATGAGGATTTGCCCCACGAGGTTGATCTACTACCCACACTAATCCACTAGGGCTGTTCTCAGAGTACTTAAACTGGTTTAACACGGCTTTATCTAGTGCAATAGTTTTCATTGGGAGGTGCCTATTGACCAATTTATCTATTCCAATAAGTTCAATCAAAAGTTCTTCTACTTCTCTCGCATCATTCACTTCCAAATCACACCAAACTTTTTCTGAGGAGTACCCACTTACACTAGCTTTATGCCATAGTTCAGAACGATTGCTACTAGTACGGTGGCGGTGTCCTGTACCGCTGCCAACATAAAAGATGTCACCACTCTTATTACGGTGCACATACACATAATACTTATTATTCATATCAAACCCTTACTTAACAACCCTAAAGAAAAGTAAGACGAGCAGGCGAGGGTTAACGCTTTTCCACAAGTTAATTACTCTTGTGTAGCTCTCTTACAACAAAATTTGTGTTGACAACAGAGAAGTTGTCGTTTATGATTTGGTCTTCTTTTACTAACTAAGGAGTTTTCAAATGA